GCGTAATGGCTCGTCGATACATGCCGACTACGGCGCAGGCAATCGAGCCGAAGGCCATCAACGGCATGTTCGAACTGTCGGTAGCCTCCACGCTGCCACCGTTCGAGCTTGTGGGCCGCTTCGCTGTCGTGTCGATCGAAGGGCCGCTTGTGCAGCATGGGCCGAACGAGTGCGACGACTACGACTCGATCGCGAAGCGTGTGCAGGCTGCAATAGCTAGCCCCGCAAGCGCGGTGATTCTCCGCATCCGCTCCCCTGGCGGCGATGCGCAAGGCGTGTTTGACCTCGCGCGGCTCATCCGGTCGAGTGCGGGGGCCAAGAAGATCGTCGCGTTCACCGACAGGATGTGCGCGTCGTCGGCGTACGCCATCGCCTGCGCGGCCGATGAGATCGTTCTGACCGATACGGCGATCGTCGGAAGCATCGGGGTCTATCAGCCGATGGTCGACACCGTTGCTCAGGATCGCGCGATGGGAATCAACTACAAGGTGATCTCGTCCGGTGCGCGCAAGGCCGACGGTAACTCGCACGTGGCAATCACTGACGAAGCCGAGGCGCGCGTCCAGTCGGACGTCGATCAGCTCGCGTCCATCTTTTTTGCGACGGTGCATGAGCTTCGAGGAACATCGGTCGATGCGCTGAAGGCGCTCGAGGGCGTGACCCGAATCGGCGTGCGGGCTGTCGCAGACGGACTCGCGGATCGCATTTCTACTTGGGCGGATCTTACCTCTGACGCTCCCGCCGCGTCCCAACCGAACGAGGATAACATGGACAAGGAAGAGGCGCGAAAAGCGCTCAAGGCCGCATCGGAAAAAGATGGCGGGGAGTGGGCAAAGCGCGCGCTCTCGGCCATGGAAGACGACGAGAAGAAGGACGATGAGAAGACCAAGGCTGCAGCCGCAAAGGCAGCCGAGGACGACGCCAAGAAGAAGGAGGACGAGAAGAAGGACGCCGACGCGAAGGCGCAGGCTCTTCTCGCTTCTGGCGACACCGCGAAGGCCATGCTCGCCCTTGCCGCCAAGGTCCACCTGATGGAGGCGAACGAAGCTCGCCGAACGGACGAAGCCGCGAAGGCTGCGCTGTTCGCCAAGCGCCCGGACTTCTCGGACGCGGTTCGCGCCACTCTCGCGCAGCTCCCCCTCGCCGCCGCAGCGCAGGCGGTCGAGACATGGCCTCTAGCCCCGGGCTTTGCGTTTCCCGTCGCTGGTGCCGGCAATGTCGCTGGCACGCAGGGCAAGGGAAAGACCGGCCCTCAGGCGACGACCGAGGAAGCTTCGCTCGTTGCTGCTGCAATGGGGGGCGCCATGCTGGAGACTGGGGTGGAACTGCAAGGCCGCACGCTGAACATTGGGCTGATGAGCCCAGCGCAGGCAGCGGAAGCTCTCGCTCGCACTAACAAGGAGCTCGGCCTGTGAGCGCCCTCGTTGGGCCGCGCATGGGCATCAATAAGGTGCTCTCGGGGAACATTTCCCTCCCCCTCGCCGCAAGCACGAAAGCCTGGAATGACGGCGTTGCGTGCATGGACACGGCGTCTTATGTCGTCAGGCCCGGCGCAGCTGGCAACGCGTCTCTCATACCGATCGGAGAGTTTTTCGGCTCGGTCGACAACTCGGCCGCTTCAACGACCTCGCAAGTGCTCGTCACGCTCCCCAAGGAGCTTTCGTGCGATTGGTACGACAACGCCAGCGGCGGCGCAGCGGTAGCGAACCTTTTCACGACCGCCTACCTCCTCGACGATCACACTGTGACCAACAGCTCTGGCGGCAACTCCGCCGCCGGTCGCGTCTTCCAGCTCGACCCCATCAAAGGGGTCCTCATCCTCAAGCCGTGGGGGGCGTAAGTTATGGGCTTCACGATCACACCTAGTTTTGTAACTTCGTACGAACGCCGGATGCGTTCGATTACGGAAAACAACCTTGCTCGTCGCTTGCTCGCCAAAAATATGTGGGCGAACAAGATCATGAAGACGATCAACATCGAGGGGGCCAGCGAGCGAATCACCTGGCTCCTCGACACCGCGACCATTTCGCCGACCGGCCCGACCGGCAGCGGCGGGCTCGAGTTCGAGGACATGGTCTCTCAGTCCGTGGAATATCCGACCTTCCGCCACGGAAAGGGCATCAAGATCAATCGGGACCAGCTCGAAGACCTCGGCGGTCGCGAAGGACTCAACATCGCGGCGAAGTGGTCGGCGAACATCGGCAACGAGATCGCCTACTACCCACAGCGGATGGCCACGCAGCTGATCCTGAATGGCGCAAATTCCGATGGCAGTGCTAACGCCTACGACGGTATCAGTTTTTTCGCTGACTACACCACGAACAACGTCAATGGAACGCTCGTCTATGGGCACCCCTACAACCCATACCGCCCCGCTCTCGGCGGATACACGAATTGGTTCCACGGGTCGTCCGTCACCGCTGGCGGCCAGATCGTCTATCCTGGCGCCTGTCCTATCGACGAGTCGGTCACGGTAGATGCGGCTCTGACCAACCTCGGCAACGTAATCGCAGCAATCGCGAACGTGAAGATGCCGAACGGAATGGACCCGGCGTTTCTCACGCCCGAAGCCATCATCGCACCTCCCCGGATGGCTCCGCGTCTGCGGCAGCTGCTGCAGGCGAAGTTCTTGGCGCAGGGAGCGACCGGCGGGGCCGGCTCGTCTGATGTCGAAGCGCTGATTTCTGGTTGGGGTCTCGGCGTGCCGATGATTGCCAACGAATTCGGCGGGGCGTTCTCGTACAGCTTCAACCAGCCGTTCGTGCAGGCGAGCAACGGGTCGATGCTCTATCTCCCGGAGACCGTCTACGGGAACGACACGACCTACTACATCGTTTGCCAGGAGAGCCGGAACACGGAGCTTGGCGGCCTGCTCAACATTGTGCGCAAGCCTTTCAAGGTCAACTACTACACGGGCGACTCGGGCGGTACGGGCCAGATGGCCGACCTCGATCGCATGAACGAATTTGAGTATCAGGTGCAGGGCCGCATGTCGGCCGGCTACGGGCACCCGTTCACCATCTTCCGAGTCGACGGCTCCTAATTTCGTCGCCTCTCTCTCCCCGGCCGGGTAGGACGCGCAAGCGAGCCCCCGGCCTTCGGCGTTGTGAACCAGTACCTCGGACATGCCGGCTTTCGGCTGCGCTCGATGATGCCTGCGGGCGACATTGACCACATCGAGCAGCTGTATCCAGGGTTCATTCGCGAGTCGGAAGCGATGTGGTCGAGCGAGATCAACGCGGCTGCGCGGAAGCGCTACGGCAACGCCGGCCCAGCTCGAAACCACATCCCATTCGGCCAGAACTGCCCCGCCCTCGTCGCGCAGGGCATCAACCCGCCCGCGGTGAACCTCATCGGGCGCCCGGTGCTCGGGAGCTACCGGCTGTGGCTGGAGGTCATCGTTGGGGGGCAGCTCGGCGAGATGACGTTCGTGTGGTCGCAGGATGGCGGCGTGACGTGGACGCCGAACAGCCCGCCGGCAACACTCGCGGGAGCGGGGCCTGGAATCACAAGCTCGACTCCCTACCGGCTCGGGACAACCGGCATGCTCGCGGAGTTTCCGCTCAACGCCGTGTTCACGACGGGGAATCTGTACCAGGCCGATACTCCGGTGCCGGGGGCGATTCTGTCGTGGCTCTCGCGCATAATGACGGTCGATTGCTACATGCGCCGTGGGACCAACTCGCAGGACCCAGGCATTCAGATATACCTGGACGAGAAGACGCGGTGCATCGAGCAGCTCAAGGACGCGGCGAACGGCAAAGACGGGCTCCTCGATCTCCCCATGTCCGAAGACCTGGACTCGGCGGTCACGACGGGCGGCGTGCTTGGCTACTCGGAGCAAAGCCCGTACGTGTGGACGGATATCGAAGAGCACAACGCGCGCCGGGAAGACCGGTACGACCGATGAGCGACCCCATGGCGGAAATGATCGCTGCGCTCGCTCGCCTGGCGGACCTGCCCGAAGAGGCGGCGCGTCTCGGCGCACCACTCGTCGAGGCGGCGCTAAAGAAGAGTGCGAAAGCCGGGACGACACCGGCCGGTGTCTCGTGGCCTGCAAAGAAAGACGGCAGTGCGCCGCTCGTGAATGCAGCCGCAGCGATCAGCACGAAGGCAAACGGCAAGGTCATCACGACGAAGCTATCTGGCGTGAACGTGATCCACAATTTTGGGACGAAGCTCGGCGCAACCCGCTCGGCGCAGATCAGTGATGCAGCCGGGGCTCGTGAGGCAGTCGAAGCCATCGAGAAAAGTGCCAAGAAGGCGCACGAATCCGCCAAGAAAGCAGCGAAAGCAGCGGGGCAAGCCGCGCCGGAGGTACCGAAGAGTCGAAGTGTCGCGCAGCGATTAGGCGCGTACCACACGCCTCCTCGTCAGATTATCCCGGATGCGGAAGAGGCGATGCCTGCGGCGCTCATCGAGGCGATCAAGAAGGCGGCGGACGCGGCGTTTGACAAAGCGATGGGTGGCACGTGAGGCCGTGGGAGTATGCGGACGCTCGCCCCGGAATGGCGATGCCGGTCGTGGAGAACTTCGTCTCTCGCTCGCCGCTCATCGCACTTGCCGATGGTGTCGCGGCATACTTCGCGCGGATGGGCCTCGACCACGCCGTGCTGTTCGGCTGGAAAGAGCGCGAGAAGCAGATCAACCAGGGTGCGGGCGGCGCGAATCGCGTCGTGTTCATGCCGGGCGCGAAGGGCGGCACGGGGACTGCGAAGGGCGGCACGCTTAGCCGCGACAATCAGCCGACGCGCGAAGAGAACGCGCAGGTCGTCGCAACACGCGCGTCGATTTGCACCGTGAGCATATGGGCGGTAAACGCGGACAGCGCAGGGGCGCTCTACTCGGAACGCGAACAGTTCCAGGCGCTCGACTCGCTCTACACGGACACCATCGTTGCCATTCACGCGGCGATTGACCCGGATACGGGCGAAGCGGCGGGGCTTGGCGCCATCGAGTGGGGCGATTTCGACTGGACGACCCCGCCCGTAAACGTCGCTTTCGGTCGCGAACTTCTCCAGCAATTTACCCAGTTTTCAGCGGTTGAAGCACCGCGCCTGTCAATCGCAAGACCGCAAATCGCACTCCATAGAGGAAAAACATGAGCGTCCCTTCAATCATCTTCAGGCGTCTTGACAGGCAGACCGGCGCCGTCAGTCCGTCAAATACGGGCGTCGGGGTTATCATCGCGGCGGCTGTTGCCGGCACGATGAACCAGCCGATCAAGTACACGAACAAGGCTGCACTGCTCACGAACTGCGTAGCGGGGCCGCTCGTCGAAGACGTGGCGTACGCTATGATCGCCTCTAGCAAGCCGGTCATCGGCGTGCGATGCAATGCGAGCGTGGCCGGGACATTGAGTCAGGTGCTGCAAATCGCGACCGGGAACTTCGTGTGCACGGGGAGCGGAGCTCCGATCGATGAGTTCAATTGTTGGGTCACTTTTGTGACCGGTGGGACGTTCGGAACGACAGGTATCACCTATCAGGTATCGCTCGACGGGACGACGGAGAGCCAAAGCGGTGAGTTGGCGCTTGGAACTGCGCTCACTATTCAGCCGACGATCCCGAACGAGGCGAACACGCCAAGCGGCATCATCCTGACGTTTGGGACGGGGCAGACGGTTGTCGCTGGGGACCAGGTCCAGGTCTTCACGACTCGCCCACAGCCGAACGCGGGAGACGTAACCGCTGCACTCAACTCACTCGCTCGCCTGAAAATGACATGGGAAGCCGTTTACGTCGACAAGGATGCGGTCGAGTCGGACGTGCCGCTTCTCGACATGTGGCTCGCGAGCCTCGAGACGAACGGGATTTACAACGAGGGGATCCTTTCGACGCGGCACAAAAAAAACCCGGTCACGTGGGTACCGGACGAACTGGCGTTCGCGGCGTGCACAGCGTCTGCGGCCGTCACGCCGCAGGAGAGCGAATCGACGTTTCTTGCCAGTGCCACGATTACTGGTTTCGGCGCAGTGTCGTCCGATCGTCTCGCGGTGTGCACGGATGCTGGGGATCTCGTGTCGGTCATCACTGGTCTGACGCAGCCCCGCCAGGCCGGGCTCGCGCTGCTCGCTGACGCGATGAGCATCCCGATCGGCCAAGACCCGTCATGGGTCGCGGCGGGGGCGGTCGCTGGATACAACATCGACGACGCGAACGGCAACGGGAAATGGCACGACGAAATGCTCGACCCGGGGCTCGATGACCTCGGGTTCACAACGTTCCGCAGCTGGCCGCAGGAAGTCGCGCAGGGGACGTTTTTCGATAACGCCCGCGTGTTCTCGGGTCCTGGCTCTGACTACGTATTTTTTCAGCAACTTCGGGTGATCAACGCCGCGATGACAGCGTGCTTTGTTGCCTTCTCGCAGTGGGTCGGCGCTGGCGTTACGAAGCAACAGCCGGCGACTCCAAACGGGCCGATCTACATCTCTCTTGGATCGGCGGGGCTCATCGAGAGCGGTGTAAACAACGCCGTCTCGAAGGCCGTCAAGGGCCAGGTCAACGACGTCAATTTTCAGCTCGCGAAAGACGACGACATCGGCTCGAACGACGGCGCGATTCTCAACGCGACGTTGCAGGCGGTGTGCCTCGCGTACATCAAGGGCGGCATCGTCGCGAGCTCGTTCGCCCGGTCCATCTCTGTTCCGGTCGCGGCGTAAGGAAGGAACAAGACGATGGCAACCCCCAAGTTTTTGACGGTCAATAAGGTTCGGTTCTCATGGACGTCGTGCCGAGCGCAGGCGGACGGGCTCGCGATGAGCGGGCTTACGAAGATCGATTTCGGCGAGATGCTCGAGCAAGAGGACGTCTACGACGACTCGAACGACGGCGTCGCGGTCGGCTACACGGCCGGAACGTACAAAATTGACGGCTTCACGCTGACGATGCTTCGCCAGGACGCAGACAACTTCACTACGTACCTCGCCGCGAAGGGCGGGCGCCCGTTCAAAGGCGTCGAGTGGGTGTTTTCGCTCCAGTGCAACGAACCACTGTCGCCCGGCTCGCTGCCTATCACGATGCTCGCGGACACGTGCCGCATCGTCGGGGAGAAGGATTCGCAGGAGCAGGGCAGCGGCAAGCTCGTGACTGAGTTCACCCTCAAGGCCCTGACGATCATCAAAAACGGAAAGACTCTCTACGACGCGGCACGGAATCTCTAACGGAGGACGGAATCATGGGAGAAGTAGACTTTGAGGCGGAGCTTGCGGCACTCGAGGAAGAGGAGACGGCGCGATCGGTAGCGGAAGCGGTAGAGAAAAAGAAGCTGAGACACAAGGAACTAACCCTTGTGCGCGAGTTCTCGGCGAAGCTCGGCAAGCGTGGTGTCGACTTCGAGGTGGTCCCTACCCCGTTCGACGTGTTCGTTGTCGGGGTGCCGGACTACATCCGCTACAAGCAGTTTCTCGACAAGGC